TATCTTTATTTAATGCCAAAGTATTTATATCGTCTATAAATTCAATAATTGCACTTTTTTGTTCACTGCGATTAACAATAATATCTCCTGCATTAATATTATAGTTAAAAAAATCAACATTATCTATTAATTTAAATGGGGCTACACTAGTATTAACTCCATTTAATTTTGAATCATTAGTACACTTTACAGTATTAATCATATATGCTAGGTCGCCTGTTGTAGAAATAGATGGAGCATAAAACTGATTTAGCAGAAGATTATACTTAGCAACAGGATAATTGGTAACTAAAAATCCTTCTAAAACCTCAGCTAGTGTCCTCCCAATATCCGCATAATCAGTGCCTGACAAACGGCTATTCTCCATATTTGTAGTCTTATTGAAACTACTGAAGTATTCATCATATATCTCCATCTGTGCCTGCTTCGCAAACAAGTTAAAGTCAGATGGCGATATGTACCCGTAATTATTCTTGTTCAATACAGACAAGACGGTATTTCTGACGGAATTAATCATCTATACTTTTTTGACAAATATACAAAAAAAAGAGGGCACTTATTGCGCCCTCCTTTTACACACACAAAAACAAATACTAACCCAAATGAGATTCTAGCATTTTCAGCGAATCAAGACCCTCATCGCTTTGCAGATATGCACCCGCAACTGTATATGGGTCCTCTCCAAATGGAACAGATATCATTTTCTTTTTATTAGTACTAGTGCTGAACCAAATTTCACGGTCATTATTCTTGGTTATAAGCAGTTTATTTTCAAAAAACGTTCTAATCTTAGCCTGATATTTTAACTCAGGGTCATTTAGAATGTTCAGGAAATCCTTAGGGTATTGCTTGGCAAAAACCAAGATATCGCGTCTCAATTCGGGCGTAGACGTCAATGATGGGTCTTTACCAAAAAGAACCCGAGTCATCATCTCTATTTGCTCAACTGAGAGTTTGCGAGCCTCAACTAAAGCATCTACCTCAATATTTAGGTCCTCAACCTCAGCAGATGCATCCTTCTCTTTATCTACCTCTTGAAATATAATACCATTTAATGGATGGTAATGAAGAAATTCTTGAAGCACAGGATTGTTTTTTGGAACATGAAGCAACCCATCTTCAAATATAATTGGTTCCAAAATTACATTATCATCTTGCTCGTCCTCAAAAGGGCTTCTTTGGTTTCTCGCGTATCTGAGAACTCTATTTACATTGTTCTTTTCATCGTACCACATTAATGGAAACTTGTAACTGTTTCTAGATACTAATGTGTAAGAAAGCGGACTTTCATTTTTTAATTTGTAGAACTTGTCTACAGGAATTTTACTCTTTGACATTTGATATGATTTGATTAAATTTTTTAAAATAGGGAGAGTGTCTTTGAAGACACTCCCCCATTTTCCCCTATATTATCCAAAACGGAACAATATGAAGTTGTTTGCACCCAAGGTACATACGCAACGCTCAGAAAGGAAGTTGACCTCCATTGCATCCAAGTCGCTAGTAGCAGCACCTCCGGCAGAACCTGTAATCCAAGTCTTGTAGCGACGGTCTTCGGCTTCAGTAGCGCGATAACGAACGTGCAAGAATGGACGTTTAGCGTTCTTACCCATGATTTGGTCGTAAACTGAGGTAGAACCTGCAGGAACCAACAAACCATTAATTGTGCCTATTGCAGTACCTTCGGCTGAAGCACCAACCATACCACCACGCATAGTTGGGTCATTCAGATACTTCCAATCTGATTTGTAGAAGTCATAACCACGACGGAATCCTGTAAATCCAAGATTCAAAGCCATGCTCATGTCGTTATCAAACAAACCAAATGAAGCAGCACCTGCGGCACTAGCTCCATTATAACCATTAAATGTAGCAAGCATATTGTCAATTGCAAATGACATATCGCGATTTACGAACAGAACGTTTTCTTCGATAGCTCCTTGCTTATCCAAACGGGAAACAATAGAATCCCATTCTGTAAGGTTATTAGCAAGACCACCGCCCCATACGTTACCACGGCTTCCTACAACGTAGAAAACACCTTCAGAACCTTTGAAGTTTGCAGTGGCAGCACCGCTACCCGCTACAGCAGGTACAGCCTCAATCATTGAAGTCTCAAGGTAGTCTTCAAAACGCAGGCGAGTCTCATGCTCACTCTTCAAATACCACAGATAACCTGTAGCACCATTTTCAGAAGTAACTTCAACCCAACCAATCTGAGCCATGTCAGAACCGTTTACGGCGTACTTGTCTTTGATGATGATTGGAGAGTTAGAGAAGATGCTAGATTCTGCTTCCAAAGAACCAACCATTCCATTTGTTCCTTTTCTAAACTCAGAACCATAAATAAATACAGAACATACAGCACCTGCAGCAAATGTTTGACCACCGGCCTCATAATAAGCTACAGTAAATTGGAGGTCAGCGGGAACAGCTGTTACGATGGCTTTGTTAAATACACCTGTAGTAGATTGCTGAATCATAACTGTCTGACCAATACGGATAGCACCTTTACTCAAACCTGAATCGGCAATAGTAAATGTTGCTGTAGCAGAGTTAATAGCAGCAGTGGTACTAACACTTGTATACTTAATGTGCAAACGACCTTGTTCTGACCACTTAATTTGGTCGGAGTTAGATGGCATCTCTGCTCCTACCATACGAAGGAATGAAGAAACTGTACGATTACCATAACGCTCAAACTCTTTTTCGTAAGTATCGGGCAGATATTGGTCCAAAAAGTTGAAATCGGTAATGTAGTTTGATTGTAACGCCTGTGGACTAGGCGCAGGCTGCAATTGAAAATTCAACGCAGCGGGCGATGTTTTAAGTGAACCTGACATGTTTTTTTAGTTTTAAAGTTTTTTAATACTGCGGATTTTTAAATTCCTTCCGGAATCAGGATTTACCGCTTTTACCTGTACGCCCCCCGAAAACTTAGCAACCTCAGGCACTTTGCGCTCAGACATATTGATATTTTTTGTCTTACGCATAACGTCATCAGTAGCGTCAGCCATGCCTTGCTCATAAAAGAACTTGGCAAATTTATCGGGGTTCATTGCAATCGCTAACGACTTATGGTATCCAACGGCATCCTTGATAAGGCCATTGTCATCCAAAAACTTATTAATAAAGTTCGCAGGATTCGAGTGGCTTTTCTTAAGCTCATTTGAATCTCCGGGTGCAAACGAAAGTGTTTTATTGTTAATGTTAAACTCAAAACCTTTGAATCCATCACTGAACAACTCATCCGTTTTCTTCGAAAACCAATTGCGCTTGCGCTCGTTTTCTTCCTCAACCGTTTTTGATTGATTTATATATTGACGATACGCCTCAAGTTCTTGTATTTCGCTTTCAGAGACAGATAACCCCCTTGACTCAAGAGGAACCTTGTATTTCTCCTTCTGCTCATTAAAGAACTTTTTAGCCTCGGCAACAGCTTTTTTTCTAGCAATTTTAATCTTTTTGATGCTTGTTTCGTCGTCTACATCCTCGTCAAAACGGTAATCATCCATCAAAGTATTAATATCGTCATCATCCAACCCATTCTGAGTTGCTGACAGATAATCCTTCAATAAAGAATAATCATCCATGGAATTGTAATCCTTGTTTAATTTCAAGAAATCTTCAAATCCACGGCCCGTTTCTTTTTTATACTTCAGATATGCCGAAACATCCTCAGGAAGTGGTTCTGACTCTTTACGCTCAGCAACCAACTCTTCAAAAGAATTAATCTGCTTGTTATATCTCTTACCAATATAAGAAAGAACTTTCTCCTCACTCAACTCTTCCTCTTGCTCCTCAACATGATTGTCATCCGACTCATGCTGATTGTTAACCTCTTCATTAAATTGCTCTTCATGCTTTTCAAGCAATTCTTGCTCAACTTCAGCAACGCCCTTCTGTTCGATGCTGTCTAATGCTTTTACTTTAAATTCCATTTGATTAAATTTTATTTATAACAAAAATAGGCAATTTTTATTAATTAAATTAACGAGGCTCGAACTCTCCAAAATCAAAACCATCCAAACTATCTTCATTAGATTCAAAATTCATTGGAGGAAGATTGTTCTTTCTTTGATTAATCAACTTAGATTGTTGAGTATTTTGCAGACTTATTCTTTTTGCCTTGGCATCTTCCTTCTCCTTTTCTCTTTCAGTTAAAGTCCCGACCTCCATTTGACGAAGTTGAAGATTGTATCCAAATTCCTCTGACATTAATTTAGACTTCAATTGAGCCTCCATATTCATTCTTTGAATATCAAGCTCAACTTCAGCTTGCTTCAATTGCAATTTGGTT